ATAAAAGAAAAGAAAAAAGAGACATGTTTAAAAAACTTCGGAGTTGAATATTCTTTATCAAACGATAATATAAAAGAAAAATCTAAACAAACATGTATAGAAAAATATGGAGTTGATAATATTTCTAAATTAGATTCAATAAAAGAAAAGAAAAAAGAGACATGTTTAAAAAACTTCGGAGTTGAATATACGTCACAACTAGAAAATTTTAAAGAATTAATTAAAAATAATAATATCAAGAAATTAAGTGATAAATATAACATAAAACTTATTGATATTGATGATGAAAATTTTACAATATATTGCGAAAAATGTTGTGAAAATTACATTATAAATAAAAAAGCATTTTATACAAGATTAAATTTAAAATCGACACTATGTTCTATATGTAGTCCAGTATGTAAAAATTATTCAGATCAAGAAATACAATTATTAAAATTTATAAAAGACAATTATACAAAAGAAATCATAACTAACTCAAAATCTATAATTCATCCATATGAACTTGATATTTATTTACCAGAATTAAAATTAGCATTTGAATATAATGGATTATATTGGCATAATGAATTATATAAAGATAAAAATTATCATTTAAATAAAACAAATTCATGTGAAGAAAAAGGAATTCAATTAATTCATATTTGGGAAGATAATTGGTTATATAAAAATGAGATAGTTAAATCAATGATATTAAATAAGTTAGGTAAGACTCCAAATAAAATATATGCTAGAAAAACTGAAATAAAAGAAATAACAGATAATAAATTGGTAAGAGAATTTTTAAATAATAATCACTTACAAAGTCATATAGGTTCAAATATTAAAATTGGACTTTTTTATGAAAATGAGTTAGTATCATTAATGACATTTGGAAAGAAAAGAAAAATAATGAATTCTAAAAATATATTTGGTGAATATGAAATGTATAGATTCTGTAATAAATTAAATACCAATATTATTGGAGGTGTAGACAAACTATGGAAATATTTTACAAACAATTATAATCCAACAGAAGTGATAACATACGCAAATAGATGTTATTCAAATGGAAATTTATACAAACAATTGGGATTTAAATTTATCGGTAAAACTGATCCAAATTATTATTATGTTATAAATAATAATAGAAAATATCGATTTTCATTTAGAAAAGAAATTTTAATTAAAGAAGGATTTGATCCAAATAAAACTGAACATGAAATAATGTTAGAAAGAAAAGTTTATAGGATTTATGATTCTGGAAATTTGAAATTCATTTATTTAAAATAAAAAGACCTCATTTTGAGGTCTTTTATTATATCTAAAATGCTGGGGATTCTTCACCTCCTCCACCTTGTACTGGTGGTGTTTCACCTCCACCACCTTGTGCTGGTGGCATTTCACCACCACCGCCTTGTACTGGTGGCATTTCGCCTCCACCACCATCACCTCCTCCACCTTCAGTTCCACCTCCAGCAGATTTATTCTTATCGATTAATTTATATCTTTCGTTTTCTGCAATATCTTCATCAGTAAATTTCATAATTTTTCTAACTATAAATTCAATATGTAAATATGGAACAGGTTGTTGTGTTGTTGGATCCATAGTTTGAAGATTTGAACTTAATGAAGATGCTATTTCAGCTCTTTTTGCTAAATTTGTTAAATAATTCCATTCTTCAAATAATTCGTTAGTTTTATATATTACTTTAATATTTGATAAGAAATAATTATCGTCTTTTAATTCAGGGAATAATAATATCATCTGAGTTCTTAAAGGTTTAACTATTATTTCTTTAAATATTGTACGTATAATACGAATAAAGTTTGAAAATCTCATTTCATCTCTTGTTATTTCGGATGATGCATTATAAACATTACCTCCACCTGTAGCTTCATCGAATCTACCATAAGGAATTCTAGTTTCAACTTTTAATTTCTTATGAAACCATTGTAACATAGTATCCTCATTTAGATTTGTTCCACCAGCCGGAATTATATCTACCGTTGGAGAACCAGCTTCACCTGATGGAAACCAAAAAATCTTTACTATGAGGAATTTGTGCAGATCCATTTATTGATACAGTACCCATTTGATCATCAAATGTTATTTCCTCATGATACTCAGCCATCAATTGATGAATTTGTTGTTCAGCTTGTTGTCTAGTTAAACCATTAACAGGAATAATAAATTTTTTATAAATTGCTGCTTGATTGATATTATACAATAATCTTGTTTGCTCAAGTAATTTTAATTGATTGTAAGGTTTAATTAAAGGTTCAATATAAGATGTTTCTGCATATTCATTATTGTTCGAATATGAAATATAAATAACCTGAACATCCAATAGAATTTTCCTTCTTTGTGGATCATCTGGATAAACAATCCAAACAACAGTGTTTGTCTCAGGATCAGTAGCTACAACCATTGTGATCGGATCTATTGGAATTAAATCTACAATCCTTTTCATTTTAGCATCAAAGACAATTTCAAATGAAATATATCCATCTATCAATAGATTTTTAAGATAATTAGACGCGGTTAATCCATCACTAAAACCCAATCTTTGATACAGTTCTCTAAAAACTTCTTGATATTTCTGTCTCACTACTTGATCTATTTCAGTTGGTAAATCATGAACAGAACAAAAGAAATTATCATCATCAAAATGAACAGTTTCTTCTACTATTGTATTTAAATATCCTTTTATTTCATCTTTTATAGAGTATTGATGTAATATTTTTCTTTTATCTTCATAAGTTCTATCTAAATAAGCTATTGATTTACGACTTAAAATTTTTGATATAACTCTCTTTGTGAATATATCGTACATAGATTGAAATCCTTGAGTATCTCCAAATGATGATTTGTTTTGAGGATTGTTATCATTAATAGTGATTTGATTTTTAGCTTGAGTCATCATATCATCATAATTCATGCCTAAATTACTTAAATCTCTAAATAATTTATTAAAAAATCCTCTATTTTGGCTTGATGCTACTAATCCTGTACTATTTATTGGGTTGTTACGATTATACGATGGCATAAATTATTTTTTCTTTTTATATATTAATTTTATATGTCTATATTTATTTTAAGAATTTTTCTATTAAATTTAATTTTTTATAAAACTCCACACTATCTTCTTCATATTCTATTAATATTTTGGCGTATTCTTCCATGGTATCACCCAATTCATCTTTTATCAATGATGCATCTAATGAATCATAAATTTGTTTCATTGTAGTTAAATTCATAAGATTAATATTCATCATAATTAATCTATTTGTAATTTTGGTTGAAACGGCATAAAATTTATCAATTTTCCTAATATTATATCCTCTTATACTAAATTGTAATTCTGCACTTTTTAACAATTTAAAAAAGAAATCAAATGATATATCCTTAATTTGTTTTTCTTGTTTAACACTAGTCTTATCTTCATTTGAACTAATGATAGATGGAAATCTTTCAAATATTAAATTAAAAATTTCTATTCTCTGTTTAATAGGTATATACATTATATTTATAGCATAAAAAATTTCCGGATTGTATAATTTCTTATCTTGTGGATGTGGAATTATAAAAATTGGACACAACATTTTACATTTACCAAAATCATAATTAATAATATAAAATTTACCCCATTTTAATTCTTTATAATTAGTAGAAAATATTATTTCTTTTTCATTTGGATTTTTCATCAAATCTCTCATTATATCAGTAGATTCTTTAATCATAGATTGTATATTACCAACTAAATTTATTTGATTATATATGATATTTTTTAGGTTCATTTATATCTTTCATTTTTTGGTGGTAATATTCCAAGTTTTTCTAAATCAATTTCATCAAGTAATTTGAATATCATATATCTTTTTTCACACCATTCTTTTGCTGCTTTCCACTTTGCTAAATTTTTCTCATATTCCTTAACAGCATAAATAAAATTCTCAAATGCTTTTAAATTTTTTTTATCACTAGGTGGATTTATTTCTCTATTACCATTCTCATCAAAAGTTATAAAATCTGGCCATATCTGGTTATGAGGTTTTATTTCATAATAATATTGTTGCTCAAATTCTGGATTTTTTGGATCAATCTTAACTACATAAAAATCTGGAAAATATCTATGACATTCAATATCACCATTTGGTCTTTGTGTATAGTATTTTATTTCATTAGTTTCGGAACCCCATTTTTTTATAGTAGGATCATTATCACAATATATCATAAATCTAAGCTCCCAAGAACTTCTATATTTTATATCTAGTGGATTACCAATATATTTATCAGGATTAACAGGATTATATAATCCTTGTTTATAATTATCATTCCATTGTGATTTATTATTACTCATCTTTATTATTATTTTTTAAAATATTATTACTATTGCAATAATCCATAATAATATTAAAA